ATTAGTTTAAAGAACGCTTCGGCTGACATGGAAACGATCCACTCCTTGAGCTTGCCTCCGGTACGGTAGGTTGCTACGACTGGTAGCTTGCTTCCGCAATCTGTCTTGGCTTGCATGAGTGCCGTCTCTACGTTGGGCCGTTGCGTATATTTTACTTCGAAGTGGAGATGAGGTAGGTCTTCGCAGATGACATCCGGTGCGGATTCGTCACCACTGAATTGCTGTCCTCTCCTTGAGTTAGGGTAGCCAGCTAACTTGAGCTGATCTCTCCACAATCTCTCTCCACGTTTTCCTTTCTCTCTGCTGTTCATCTGTTTAAAATAAGGAGGTTCACACCGCTAAAGGAGGTAGGGCAGGAGATGCCCATAGAAAAGCGGTGCTCACCTCCAAGATTTATTCTGAGTACTGTCCGACCTTAGCCATATCAATTAACATCTCCAAAATATCCCTCCGTGATCTTCCGGTTTCCCTCACCAGCATGGTCAACTTTTCGTGATGACCTTCGCTGATCCGCACACCAAGACAACGCTTTACATCGGTTGGCTTGATCTTGTCGGGGTTAATCTTTGTGACTACTGCGGCACTGTCGTCTAAGGTTCCTTCCTCCATGAGATAGCTAGTATGACAGCAGCAGGGCTATCTGTCAAGGGTACTTAAGTGCTCGCGAGCACTTATTAAAAAGCGGGGATGGGTAGAAAGGACAAGAACCCATCCCCGCTGGGCGCGGAGCAATGAAAGGACAGTTACTCCGCCGTATCTTTTGACTCAATGATCTCTGTCCAAGCTGCTAGCATTTGTTCTGCAAGCAAGAGTGCTTCTTCAGAATCATCGCATCCTTCGTTCAGGATTTGGATACCGCACCCTATCAAGGCTTGTCCCATCCTTTTACGGGTGCACCCTCTAACTTCTGTTACGTCAGTCAGTGATCGTAAGTCCTCACAGAACTCCTTTGCTGCTTCCTCCTCGTCACTTAGACTCCTTTTCTCGATAAGTGCTGACACGAATATTATATCCTCTCCTTGTTGCTTGTGTAACCTGCTCTTCTCCATCCTCTGTATGTTCGACGACCTTCCTCGTCAACGATTCACACAAAGCATTTGATTCGGTTACGTCTACCACTACATAGGTTCCATCGTCGAGTTCAATGTGTTCACCTACGATTCTCATTACCCTGCCATCGGGTAGTGTGTTGGGTATGGTTTCCCATATTTCAAAGTCACCATACTTGTGCCGCATGACCTGCAAGCGGCCCTTCTTTTCCCTTGAACCATCACGGTAAGGGTCTTGATATAGGTTACTCATCATCCAGCCACGATCCCCTTGGTCAAGAGGGTGTCCATCTTATCAGTGATAAGCATTGGCAAGTCTCTCTTGATGTTGGTGGTGTGTTTGCGGGTTACCTTAACCTCTCCACTGAAGCAGAGGTTATCGCATACGAACGGGGCTATGCCTAAGACCAGCCCAGCGGGGAACTTCATGTCATTACTATTCCGCATCCCTATCACATACCGATAGGATTTGCTGACTGAATAGCCGTCACTGAATAGTTCCGGTTCGTTCATGTATTGCTGCATCTTAGCCCCATCGGGATCACAGAACCTTTGGAGCATATTGTTAGCCAGTTGTGTCCTGCTGCTTATGGCTTCTATCCGCGCATTATCTGAGCGGAACTTACCACCACGCTGTAGCTGGTGGGTGTAGGCTTGGAGTAGCCGCCATGCATTATGACCATAGCTATGCTGATCTCTCAGCAGCTCATCATCATTGTGATGGTTACGGTTATGCTCCTTCTCAACGTCGATCATCTGCGTTGCGGGCAACGCTCCATACTCCACCATTCTAACAAGCAGATGGTGTCGTTGTTCAATGCTGAGTTCGGTGTCCTTGAACAGCTCACAGCGAGCGTCAATGGATGGAACGCTGAACTCCTGTAACTCCAGTAGTCCAAACATCCGCTCATTATCCGGTGTGACAGCATACTCTCCGCTGCCATACCTTATCCCCCGTGTATCGAGGTCGCCTTTTATCTTGTTGATAAACCAGCTATGCTCGATGGGGACGTGGGTGTCGGTCTTTCTTGATGGAGCTGGTAGGCTGTTGATGAAGTCTTCATCCTTCAGCTCTGCTCCGCAATGTATCATTAATCCCATGATACTTCCTTTCGTTTGTTAAGGTTGACATCGTCAACCTTTGTTGTGTTGCCACCAAGGGCCGTGACCCTTGATGTAGATTGATTTGGCCTTGATAGCTGATCCTTTGCATAGGGCGCAGTCGGCACATTGGATTCCCTTGGTGGAGTTGGGGCATTCTATCTCACCCTTTGCGGGTTCGTCTATGCCGCCAGCTCTGAACGTGCGCCAGCCCATAGCCTGTGCCTCACGCGCCTCCTCCACTGAGTGTACGCTTGCCATACAGAACTCTTTAAAGTTCTGAAACTTGGGCAGTCTCCACTTGTGGGTATAACCTGTCCAGTTTGGGGTCAGTGCAAGCAATCGCTTCCATACCTTATAAGGCACAGAGGTAGGTTCACCTGCTGATCCTGCTCGCAGAGGTATTTGGGTTAGCCTTTCCTCCTCCCAAGCCCCCATAAAGGCGTACCTATCTGCCTCAGCAGTACGGTGTACAGCAGCGGGAGCTTGTCCCCAGTTGACGTAGCATTCCTTCCATACTGGACACCCTTTACACCCAGCACCCTTTACATCACGGGCAGGGTATTGTTTCTTGAGCATGAATGTTTGACCCATTCTGCCTGTCTTGACGTTATCTGATGACCTATCCAGCCCAGTAATAACCGCCCTCATCCTGCTATTCTCATAGAAAATAGCTGATCCTTTCACAGTTTTCATATGTCCTTTCTAGTTTCTAGTGTTTTTTCTGCCTACAATACCTGCATCGGGTTCCGTTCATTATCTCAAGCGTCTCCAAACGCTGCGCTTCTTTCCTTTTGGTCTCTTCTTTCTCATTGCAAGCGTTAAGGTAACTAGCCTCTCTTGAAGAGGTATCGAACCTAATGTCGGCAGGGCTTATACCCATCTTCTCCATATGTTTCCTACACTGATCTTGCTTCATCATTAAAGGGTGGTAAAATACACCGCCCCACTTATTAGTTATCACTATGTCGTACAACTCTTCTTCATCATTGATTAGCTTACCTTGTATGTTCATATGTCCTTTCTAGTGTTCGCGAACACTTTCCGTGTTGCCTTCGTGGTGTTTCTCTGCCTGTTCCCCTGTTAAAGGGTAATAAGGCAGACCTTTTTCATCCAATTCCATTGGGTTATTGCCATCAGTCTTGATGCATACATAGGGGTTAGGGTCGTGAAGACCTATCGTAACGTGCCTCCCGCCGTGCGGAGCATCTCTATCCTCTACCCACTTCTCTTTTATGTGGAGTGATGAGTAGTAGTTTAGTTCCCCCGTGAATGGGTCAATGAAGGAGAATCCTCCAAGCGATTCTCTCGGTGCATGAGAGAATCCGGATTTTAGTCGGTCTTTCCCCCACCAATCGTGCGCTGATCTAGCAACCACCTTAACCCATTCCTTCCCCTCATAAATATAGACCTCTTCTCCAATGTCTATCAGTCTATCGGCATAGCCGTACCCTTTAGGCATACTGTTTGGACTCGGCCAACCGAACCCTCCAGCCATTACCTTTCTAGTCATTACCTTTCTGTCTATTTCTTTAGCTGTCATGTTTCCTTTCTTCTTCTAGTTCTTCACAGTCTGTGCAGGGGTATGTTAGGGATGAACCCTGTTCCACATACATATATCCCCGCCCATTACAGTACTCACACTTTCCTTCCTTATCATCATGTAACTCCCAGTCACAGAAGTCGTGATCAGTATTCATATCTGTTCCTTTCTTTAATGTTTATAACTTATTACCCTGTAACCTCGGCTTGTTAATAACTTTATCTCGTCACGTTTTTAAAAGTGTGTATAATTAATTCTCATCAGCTTCTTTCACCTAATGATACCTTGGTTCATTATCACCCATCCGATTAGGTTTCGTTTAGTTTTCATCTGATCCCATTCTTTTCATTTATCCCCTAAGCAAAACATGATCCTCATTTTTGTTGGATTAAAGGATAGCTGTGATTATAAATAATCTTACTCTTGATGTACCTCTTAATGATGTTGAGGATATCTTCCTTTATCTCATCATTAGTCTTAACCTCACGACCCAACTCCGTGTAGCCAAGGTCATGGCCTATATCATTTAATTGCACAAAGTATTTTTCAATATCTTCGTGAATGTCTGCCAATGATTGGCATCTATTCTTATCATCATCCATTTCCAATTCCTTCATGTCATTCTCCGTTTCAAGTTCCTCGATGCGCTCATCCATCTTCCTATCATCATCCATTATTTCCCACCAACTCTTGTATCCATTCATATCTATTCCTCCAATGCTTTCTTTAGTTTATCCCAGTATTTAACTGTGGCTTGTTTCTTGTAGCCATTAGGGCCACCGTTCCATATGCGAGCGTAATCCTCCAACGTTGGCGGCCTACCTACCCGCTTCTCATTTGCGTACTTATGTAGGTAAGCAATGAGAATCTGTTCCGATTTCTGCCTATCATAACAGGCGTTAGGGAATCTGAATTGACTCAACCCCTTAGCCTTGCGCCATTGATTGGCATCTATTAGACATGCTTTCTGTATCTGCAATGGCCCGTGGCTTGCACCACCATCACCGATTGCTCGGTCGTTACCTCCCGATTCCTGCATGATTAGGGCCAGTACGAATGCTTTCCAAGTTATCATTATTCCTTCCCTCCGTATCCATTGTTTGGGTCTTTACCTATCGGCATTACCAGCCAGCTTTGAGCTTGAGTCCATCCATTGAATTTACTCCTAGCATTCTCGACAGCTTCCGACTCATTGTCCCATTCCATCTGATTGGTGTACCATTTGGTGTCGTTATAAACCTTGAACCAAGTTTTCCATTTCATCAGTTTGTCCTTTCGTTTGTGGCTTAATTGCCTGCTCGTTCACTTCCTTCCTTCCCCAGCCAAAAGGTTGACATCGTCAACCTTCTTAGCCAGCCATTGAATGGTTTCCCATTAACACCAACCATTGTATCAGAAAACACCCATCTTGTCAATCTTATTATAAGGCTATAAGTATCTATAAGATGTTAGTTGCCACCCATATTTCACCAATATTGATCGACAAAGGATTTTGCCGCTCAAAAAATAGGCACAAAAAAACCCCACCGGATTTAGTCCGGTGGGGTTTGTGTTTTATGCTTCAATCTTTTCGGTTTCACGCAGCTTTTTGGCGATGTTTGCCGAGTCACGTTGAGCGCGTGCTATGCCGTCACGGGCTTGGCCGTTGGCGCGACGTACCGCCTCTTGCGTGTTCACGATAGCAAGTTGCTTGTCTAGATCGCTTGCGGATTCGGGAACGAAGCAGGGGTTACCGTCATTGTGCATCTTTTTGATGGATGCTTCGATAGCTGGCTTGCCGAAGAGTACGCCATAATTGACAGACTCTTCTAAGGTAGTGGGATAGCCAAGCGTCATTGACTCAGTTGCCTGCTTTTCGCCCGCCTCAATGTCGGGGTTTTTACGCCCGCCCGCGTTTTTCTTTTCTACCTTTTCACCGTTTTCAATTGCTTTTTGCTCTTTCCACTTGATGAAATACTTTTCAAGTGTTTGTTGACTGAAGCTTTCTTCAGTCTCTTCTAGAGCATTAACGCAATCTTTCCACGTCCCGCCAGCTTCAAACACAGCAAGCGCATTGTCTTTTATAGAGTTACGCAGTTTGCTTAGTTTGGTTTGTGCCGTCTTATTGTACTTATTTAAGGCACTAACACTGGTTACGAACGTATCAATAGTAGTTGCAATATCTTGTTTCATTTTTGTCTCTTTCTGATTTTGTTTGTTGCATTGTAAAGGTTGACGCAGTCAACCTTTGTTCACTGTGCCGGAAGCTAGGCTAGAAGTTGCTTCACCATCCTTCTTTTTTTAACGTAGTTCGGATACCCGCTTTCCAGCTTCCCGCGTCAATTCGCGGTGGCAACCTACGGTTGGCTTCCCTGCCAACACAAACAGACTACTATCTAACGTGCTATCTGTCTAGGTTTAATTTGCCTTGGGAATAAACTTTATCTAAAACAACTCCGCGCGGAAGCATGCCTTAATGGCGCAAGGTTGCGTTGTAAGGCGTTTTGATTGTTGAAATGGATGTTGGCAATGGTGACAAGCTAAGAGCTCTTAGAATGAGAATCTTTCTAGCCTTGGCGAGCTTGGACGATAGCAACGGCAGATTGGTGTTTGGTTGCAGCACCTCCCTATTTTTTCTTTCCTCAAAAGCAAAAAGGTTGACGGGGTCAACCTTGCATGATCGCCGCCCATAAGCCAAAAGGGAAAATGACCACCGACCGGGCCACCACCCCCGCGCCTATCGTGTATATATATACCCCCACTAAAAAACTGGACGTATTTTCAACTTATGCTATCTTGCACCTATGGCGGAGATTTCAATTAAGAAGAATCTAACGGGGGAAACGCTTGAGATGTTTCTAGATAAACTGAGTCGGGGCATGAGTTTGACTGCGGCGTGTGGGGCTTGTGGGATTAGTCCGAGTCGGGTTGATAAGCTTAGGAAGGATAAGCCCAAGTTGAATGCGCAGATGTTGGCTGCACAGGCGATGGCTGAGGAAGCGTTGATAAACAAGATTATGGAGAGCCGTGATGGAAAGTTAGCATTGGCTTTCCTACAGTCACGGTTTCCGCACTGGAGTCCGAAGACAACTAAAAGTGATACTCGATCCGCGACGAGCACTATCTCACCGGAGTTGCTCTCGCAGTTGTCTTCGATTCCGGAGCGGATAAAGCATCGGAACTAGGTGGCTGAGAAGAAGAAACTAATTCTGCTGCCTAAGCAGCCTAAGATCAAGAGGACTGGCCCTAAGCCCAAGTCGGGCAAGCGCGATGTGATGTTGCCGCGCAAGTCGATCAAGACAGCACCTGCCCCTTCACTTGTGCTATCACCCTCGGAGAAGAAGTCTCAGAGGGCATTGGAGAGGATTGCCAAGGATAGGGATGCTTTGGAGGAGGCGAGTCAGTTGGAGAACTTCCCCAAGATGTTTTTGGGGATGGACGCTTATGGATGGCAGAAGAAGGTGTTGGAGGCTTTGAACGAGAAGGAATGCCAAGTTGCGTTGAAGGCGGCTAATGGTAGTGGTAAGACGAGTATCGTTGCGGCTAGTGCAATTCTGTGGCACATGGTTCGATTCCCCGAAAGTTTGGTTGTAACGACTGCTGGCGTTTGGCGGCAGGTTGAGGGTCAGCTTTGGCCTACGTTGAAGAAGTATGTTAGTGGGTTGGGGCAGGGATGGAGAGCTACCAGCAATGAGTTGCATTATCAGAATGGGAGTAGGGCGATTGGGTTTAGCACGAATGATGCTGGGAAGTTTGAGGGTTGGCATAGGCAGGGGCCGACAGAGAATTTGTTGATGATAGTGGATGAGGCCAAGACAGTTCCCGATCCCATCTTCACAGCCATAGCTAGATGTCAGCCGAGCAGGTTGCTGGTGATGAGTAGTCCGGGGGCAGCAGCGGGTTCTTTCTATGAGGCGTTCACTAAGCAAAGGAAGTTTTGGGATTGCCATACAGTGACAGCCTTCGACTGTCCACACTTGGAGAAGGGTTGGATTGAGGAACAGATAGAGATGTACGGTGAGAACAGTCCGTTGATCCGTTCCATGATCTATGGGGAGTTTGTGGATGACAGTGGGGAAGGATTAATTCTTAACCTCAAAAGCCTTGAGGAATGTTTGCAGAACCCGCCCGAGTTACAGATGGGGATGCGGGTTGCGTTTATTGACTTTGCCGCTGGCGGCGATGAGTGTGTCTTTGCGTACAGGAATGGGAACAAGGTGATGGAGATGGTCACTTGGCGTGAGCGGAATACGAACACGACGATTGGTAAGATCATAAACCTTATTAAGAAAAACAACCTGTCGCAGGATGAAGTGTATGCTGATGAAGGTGGAATGGGGTTACCGTTGTGTGATGCGTTGATGGATGCGGGGTACGACATTCATCGCGTCAACTTCGGTGCTCGCCCCTTTGATGATCGGTATGCGAACAGGAGTGCGGAGATGTGGCACACCGCAGCGAGAGTGATTGAGAAGAGGGAGATACTTTTACCCGATGACGGAATGCTGCACCAGCAGATGGTGACGAGGCGTTCGGAAGTAAGTCGAACAGGAAAGCTTGGGGTGGAGTCCAAGGATAAGATGAAATCACGGGGATTGGATAGCCCCGACAGGGCCGATGCGGTCATGGGTTGCATCTCGTGTGGAGGCGGTATAGGTGGCAGTTGGGAGAGGTTCAATGCCATTACCCGCCCTACAATGGAAGAGTTGATGCGGGATGCGCAGGAAAGTTTTGAAGAAGATTCCTTGCCAAATGGTATGTTTGTAGGGTATTAGAGGAAAAGTGTTGACATTAAGACGGTCTAGTATAAGGCCAGTCCCTCCGAGAGACAGGGTGTGTTATGTGTGTAAGGAGATTAGTGGGGCTGTCGCGGAGGATGTGGCTGTGGGTGGATTCATCTGTGATGGGTGTATTAATGATGCACTAAGGTCAGAGATGGTGATCATGGCGACATGGAGCAGGATGAAGGTAAGACACCCCAAACCGGACGAGTTTAATGAATGGGACAATCACTAATGGCTAAGGAAAAGAAATCCAAGGAACAGATGCCCGATAAGAATGGCCATCTAAAGCCCACCAAAGAAGATTTAAAGGTGGGTAAAGCTGCCCCTCGCGGCAGGAATCGTGGGAGGAACAGATAATGCCCCTCAAAAGCCAAGCCCAACGGAAATGGATGCACGCTAATAAGCCTAAGATGGCTAAGAAGTGGGAGAGTGAGACTCCAAAGAAGAAGTTACCAAAGAAAAAGAAAAAATGAGCGATATCTACGATCTTGTCCTTGACGACATCAAGAGCCGTTCCCCGTGGGAGACACGGCAGGGCGTTTGGTATCAGATGCGCAATGAGGGGCTGCGTCGAAAGAGTAAGCCTTGGCCCAATGCATCTGACCTACACTTCCCTCTCATAGATACTACCATCAACAAGCTCAAACCAGCCTTCTTCCAGCAGGCGATGGGGCTGGATGTGTTGGCTACCTTTGTACCAATGCGAAGTCAACTGGCGGGATTCACCACAGCAGCCGAACATTGGTTCAGCTATAAGATGCACGAGAAGACCAACTACGCCACTGAGGTGATGAGTTGGATCGATCATATGTTGGTGACGGGGCATAGCGTGATGAAGACCTATTGGAACCCCGAAACCAAGCAGGTGGAGTTTCAAGCTGTAGACCCGATGTACATCATTGTCCCGCCTTGGTCGAAGGAGATTGGGACAGCGGATCGGATCACGCAGGTAATGCCGATGAGCTTGGAAACCTACAAGCGGGCAGGGCTTTATGATACGAGCGAGAGTACGATTGATAGGATTCAGAGTGGAAAGATCGAGGACTCGGGTATTATTGATAATTTAAAGTACGATAAGGAAATACGCGAAGGCATTACTCACTCGATAGATAAGGATCAAGTGATTGTTTGGGAGGTTTATTCCCATGACGAGGACGGCAAGTGGGTCATGGAATGTTTCTCTCCCCAAGCCCCCGACATCCCGTTGCGGGATACAATGGAGGTTCCTTTCGATCACGATAATCCTCCATTTGTCTCATGCAAATATGAGGTCACGGATGGCGGCTGGTTCTCGCCCCGTGGTGTGTGCGAGATTCTTGCGCCGTTTGAAGCGTCCCTCACGAAAACGTGGAATGAGAAGATGGATGCTTCCACTTTATTTAACAAGCCACTGTTCAAGGCCGAGCGCGATCTCCCGAACAGTGTGAACTTGAGGTTGAATCCGGGACAGATTCTACCGTTTGGGATCGCGCCCGTCCAAATGCCGAATACTCCGATGGACTTCGACAAGGATATGGCGCAGACGCAATCTGTAGCAGAGCAGCGAGTTACCGTTCCGGACTATGGTATCATGGCCGACAGGGATCGTCGCACTGCAACTGAGATCGAATCAGTTAACGCTCAAGCGCAGCAAAATATGGACTTGCGTCTGCGTCTCTTCCGTCAAGCCTTGGGGGATTTGTTCCGTCAAGCGTTCAGTATATTACTTCAGTTCGATAAGAAAAGTCTTCAGTACAGATTTCTTGAGGATAGTCTGTCTGTTGACCCCAAAGCCCTCCATGACGAGTATCAGATGGAGCCTCGTGGCGGGATGGATATGGTCAGCAAGGTGATGCTTTTGAACAAGGCAGTCCAACGTAAGCAGTTGTTTATGAACAGCCCGTGGATAAACCAAGTTGAGCTGGACAAAAGCATCCTTGAACTCGAAGACCCCTCCCTTGTTCCTAGACTGGTTCAAGACCCGAACCAAAAGGAGGGTGATGAGGTTACAGACGAGAAGAAGATTCTTCCTGCATTGCTGATTGGAGAACAGGTTCCGGTTCAGCAGGGACAGGATTACAGGGTTAGGATTGGGGTCATCATGCAGTTCCTTGAGAAGTCAACACAGAGTGGGATGCAGTTCAGCCCGCAAGCGCAACAGGCGGTTAGCGGCAGACTGGGTGAACTCCTCAATGCCTTTGAAACGGTGGACACCAACAACGCGAGATCATTGCGCAAAGATGTTGAGGAGTACCTTGTGCAGCTTGGCTTTATGCCCTCGAAAGAGGAGCAGAAGGCTATGGAGATGCAAGCGATTAGCGGGGAGATGCCACCACAGGAAGCTCAAATGGTTGAACAGACTGAAGCGGTTGTGCAGCAGGGAGATTATTAATGAGCAGGATTATTAGGTTTATTAGGATAGCTTGGAAGATGTCCAAGCAGATTCCTTGGATCGGTGAACCCGAGTGGGAAACCTCAGAATCGAATGCCCTGCGCAAGTTTCTCGTCACAGTAGAAGGGAAAAGGTTCCGTATGATACTGTTGAATATGGTTCTCAAGCAGAATCAGCAAGCGGTGTCCAGTAATAAAGAGCTTGAATTTAATGCAGGGTTCGCGAATGGTGTGAGAACAACGGTTCACACTGTTGAGGCGTTGGCAAGGGAAATCGAGGAACCGGAAGAATTTACGTCTGATATGTTTGGGGTTGATTATCGGACGAGTCAAAACCCCTCAGCAACGGCCAAGGAACTCGGTGCGCTCTTTGGACGAGGATAAGCACTAATAGGTAAGCATTATGTCAGAAGAATCCGGCGAAGTAACCGCCGATCAGATGTTGTCCGCAGCCAAGCAGTATGACGCTGCTGTGGAAGCGGGGGAAACACCGGAAGTAGTAATACAGACGGAGGAACCGAAAGAGGAAGTTCAAGACGAATCTCCTCCGGAGCTAACAGAGGAAGCGGTTAAGGAACCGGAGACTGA